CACCTATTCGCTCAAAGATGGCTACAAGAAAAGCGCTATCTTCGTTCTAAACAGCGCAACCCTCGCGGGTATCCGAAAGCTGAAGGACGGCAACGGCGTATACATGTGGCAACCGTCCCTGCAAGCTGATCAGCCCGATCGTCTGCTCGGTTTCCCCGTGTATGTCTCGCAGTATGCGCCGACCATCGCAGCGGGCGCTTATACCGTCGCTTTCGGTGATTTCCAGAACTATTGGATTGCTGATCGCAGCGGCAGAACCGTACGCCGTGCGGATGAACTTCACATCGCCAACCTGCAGACCGGATTCTATGCTTTCCAGCGTGTGGACGGCAAAACCGTACTGCCCGAAGGTATCAAGCTGCTCAAGCAGCACGCTTAAGAGGAGGATTTCGCTATGTCATATAACACAAAAAACTACACCGAACAGGGCGGTGAAAAAACCGTCATCGGCGGAACGCTTGAAATCAGGGAGGGAGCCTCGGTAACGGGGCTTACCTCCACCGCCACCCCCGCTTCCGCAGCTGCCCTTGGCGGTGTGAAAGCCGTAGCCAAAGGCGCCGGCGATACTGTTGAGGCAAAAATCGGAGCGGACGGGAAACTTTATGTACCAACTTATCCTGTTGTACCGGAAATACCGATCGCCGCAAATCAAATAGACAGTGTGGCGACAACCGTTGCCGGGCTGGTGACAGACTTCAACGCGCTGCTCGCCAAACTGAAGGTAGCGGGTTTAATGGCGGCGGATGAATAACGGGAGGTGATGGCATGACGCCAGCGGATTTATTGGCTTCTGTAAAGGAGAACCTGATTTTGCAGCACAATCAAGACGACGACCTGATCCTGCGGCTGATTGCCGCCTCCGTCTCATACGCGGAGAGTTACCAGCATGTTCCCGAGGGTTTTTATACCGAAAATCTTATGCCGCCCACCACTGAACAGGCAATCATTATGCTGTCGAGCCATTTCTATGAAAGCAGAGATGGCTCGACGGCTGGTTTCTTCACCGACAGCGTACAGGCAAGTCAACAGGTGTGGAATACGGTTAATCTGCTCCTTCGGCTTGACCGGGATTGGAAGATATGAAAATTTAAAGCGAGGCTTCAATTATGAGTTATGGAAAAATGAATGCTTTTATCGATATAATCACAACTGAACCCATCAAAGATGCAGAGGGCTTTGTCACCACAGGTGACCACACCCTCGCTTCAGTACGGGCGTATAAGGAAGTTCGCAACACTACCGCAAAATGGGAACGGATTATCGGGAGCGCAGCGTTTTCAAGCGTGACCGTGCTATTTCGCTTCCGAAAAATCCCTGACTTAACCGTTACTACTTCTCATTTCATCTCTGACAGCGAAGGCCGTTACAACATCGTCAGCGCGGAGGACGTGCGCGGACGCGGGATGTATGTCGAGGTGCTGGCGGAAAAAACCGAAGGGAGCGTGAAATAAATGGCCCGTTGCGACATCCAAATGCCGGAGGATTTCCTGCTGAAGCTTGCGCGCCTTGGCGAGAAAACCGATGAAATCGTGCCGAAGGTGCTGGAGGCGGGCGGTGAAGTCGTGGAAGCAAAAGTAAAGGATAATCTGCAGGCCGTCATTGGCAGCGGCACTAAGGAAGAAAGCCGCTCCACAGGTGAGCTGCTCTCGGCGCTTGGCGTTTCCGCCGCAAGACAGGATAAGGACGGTAATTTCAATATAAAAATAGGCTTTTCAGAACCCCGTCCTGATGGGAAAAGCAATGCCATGATTGCAGGAGTCCTGGAATACGGCAAGCACGGTCAGACTCCGAAGCCTTTTCTAAAGCCCGCAAAATCCCAGAGTAAAAACGCCGCCATCGAAGCGATGAAGGCGAAGTTTGAATCGGAGGTGGACGGCATATGAGCATACTTTCGGAATTGAATACGATTTTAACGCCCATCTTGCCAGTCGAGACGGGCGTTTTCTCCGGCATCCCGCCCGACGAGTACCTCGTGCTCACGCCGATGACGGACGAGTTCGCCCTGTTCGGCGACAATATGCCGATCATCGATGTGTCCGAGGTGCGGATTTCTCTGTTTTCCAAAGGTAACTATCTGCAGCGGAAACGGGAAATCACACAGGTACTTCTCCATGCAGATTTCACCATAACAGACCGCCGGTATGTTGGCTATGAGGCTGATACCGGCTATCACCACTACGCCATAGACGCAGCAACCAGCGTGACGCTGGACCCAATTTCGCCTGACGGCGAGAGCAATTAACAAAAAGAGGAGGAATTCTTTATGGCTACTATCGGGCTGGATAAGCTCTATTATGCAAAAATCACAGAGGATGCAGGCGGCATCGAAACCTACGGCACCCCTATTCAACTGGCAAAAGCGATGAAAGCGGATCTCTCCGTCGAACTTGCGGAAGCAACCCTTTATGCGGACGACGGTCCCGCTGAGATCGTGAAGGAATTTAAGAGCGGCAAGCTCTCCCTCGGTATCGACGATATCGGCATCACCGCAGCCGAGGATTTGACCGGAGCAAAAATCGACGACAACCATGTGGTGGTTTCCGGCAGCGAGGACGGCGGTCCTGCTGTCGCCGTAGGTTTTCGGGCAAAGAAGGCAAACGGCAAATACCGCTACTTCTGGCTTTACCGTGTGGTATTCGGTATCCCTGCAACCAATCTCACCACCAAGGGCGACAGCATCACCTTTTCAACCCCCACCGTGGAAGGTACGGTGCTTCGCAGGAACAAACTGGACAGCAACGGCAAGCACCCGTGGAAATCCGAGGTCAATGAGGACGATGCAAGCGTACCGGCAGCCGTTATTTCCGGCTGGTACACGCAGGTTTATGAGCCTGTGTTTACTGACGGGGGTGGCGAATAATGGCTGATGAGAGAAGCGCTATGATACAAATCGGTGAAACAAAGTATGAAATGCTGCTCACCACCAAAGCGACCAAGGAGATTGCCAAACGGTACGGCGGGCTTTCTAATTTGGGTGAAAAGCTGATGAAAAGCGAGAATTTCGAGATGGCGCTTGATGAGATTGTTTGGCTCATCACATTGCTTGCCAACCAGTCAGTGCTAATTCACAATCTTCAGAATCCCTCCCAAAAACAGGAACTGTTGACCGAGGAAGCGGTGGAGCTTCTCACCTCACCGCTTGAACTGGGCGAATACAAGAATGCCATCATGGAAGCTATGTATAAAGGAACGAAACGCCATGTGGAAAGTGAGGAAGAAAGCGCCGGGAGTCCCACACTAAAAAACGTGAAAGTCGGGTAAGCGATGAAGAGTCGTTTGCCCGACTGATTTTTTACGGTGTGTCCCTCCTCCAACGCTCAGAGCAGGAGGTCTGGCTGATGCCACTCGGTCATCTGCTCGATCAGTGGGAGGCTTACAAACAATATCATGGTCTGGCAAAACAAAAGCGTGAGTACGGAATTGATGAGATTATTCCAAGCGGACTCGTTTAGAAGGGAGGTGGCTTTATGTCGGATTTCGGCCTAAAAATCGGACTTGAAGGCGAAAAGGAATTCAAGAATGCTCTGCGTGACATCAACCAGTCGATCAAGGTTCTGGGCAGCGAGATGAAGCTTGTCTCCTCCGAATTTGACAAACAGGACAAATCAGTTGCGGCGGTTGCGGCACGGAATGAAGTCCTCAATAAAGCGATCGATGCCCAGAAAGATAAGATCGCTACCCTTGAGTCCGCGTTAAAGAATGCAGCCGACAGCTTCGGTGAGAATGACCGCCGCACCCAGAACTGGGCTGTTCAGCTTAACAATGCCAAGGCTGAACTCAACGGTATGGAGAAAGAACTTGATGAGTCGGCGGACAGTGCCGACGACCTCGGCGATGAACTGAAAGAGTCGGGCGATGAAGCCGAGAAATCCGGCGGCAAGTTTGAGAAATTAGGCGGCGTGTTAAAAGGTGTCGGCGCGGCAATGGGCGCAGTCGCTCTTGCAGCCGGAGCCGCCGCTGTTAAACTCGGAAAAGAAGTCATTGCGGCCTATGCCGACTTTGAGCAGCTGGTCGGCGGTGTGGATACCCTCTTTGGCGACTCTTCCCAAACGGTGCAGAACTACGCCGCGAACGCCTTCAAAACGGCGGGTATGTCCGCTAACGAGTACATGGAAACCGTCACGGGCTTTTCGGCAAGCCTGATCCAGTCCCTCGGCGGTGATACCGCTAAGGCGGCTCAGGTCGCGGATATGGCGATCACGGACATGGCGGACAACGCCAATAAGATGGGTACGGATTTATCCTCCATTCAGACGGCCTACCAAGGTTTCGCCAAGCAGAATTACACGATGCTTGACAATCTGAAGCTGGGCTACGGCGGCACTAAGTCTGAAATGGAGCGGCTACTCGCCGACGCCGAGAAAATCTCCGGCATTAAATACGACCTGTCGTCCTTCTCGGATTTGACCGAAGCCATCCATGTTATCCAAACCGAAATGGGCATCACGGGGACAACCGCCAAGGAAGCCACGGAGACTATCAGCGGCTCCATGGCTGGTATGCAGTCGGCCATCGGCAACCTCATGGCGGGGCTTGGCAACGCAGATGCGGATATTGAACTCCTCATCGGCAATGTGGTCGAGGCGTTCGGGCACGTGGTGAAAAACATCACGCCCGTCATCGAGAATATCGTCAAGGCTCTGCCTGCCGCCCTCGACGGGATACTGGGGGCAATCGGCGAATTGCTGCCGACGCTGCTCTCCACGGTGGTTGATCTCTTTACACAGGTGCTTGAAACACTCCTGAGTCTTTTACCCGAACTCATCCCAGCCGCCGTTGATGCCGTGATGACCATTGTCGGCGCACTGATAGATAATCTGCCCTTGCTTATTGACGCGGCGGTGCAGTTAATTACTGCCCTGGTGATGGGGCTTGGCAATGCTCTGCCTGAACTGATTCCTGCGGCAGTAGAAGCGGTGATCACAATCGTGCAGGGTCTTTTGGACAGCATGGATCAAATTCTTGAGGCAGCCTTCTCCATTATACAGGGGCTTGCGGAGGGGTTGCTGAACGCGCTGCCGGAGCTGATTGACGCCCTGCCCGAAATTATCATGACCATCATTGACTTCATTACCGACAACCTTCCCCTCATCATCGAAATGGGGATTAAGCTCACCGTACAGCTTGCGTTCGGACTGATTAAAGCAATACCCCAGCTTGTTGCAAAGCTGCCGGAGATTATCGCTGCCATTGTGGTCGGACTTGGAAAAGCGGTCGGCGCTGTATTTGAAATCGGCAAGAACATCGTGAGCGGGCTTTGGGAAGGCATTAAAAGTATGGGCAAATGGATCGCCGATAAAGTCAGCGGCTTCTTTTCCGGCATTGTGGACGGTGCGAAAAGCCTGCTGGGAATCCATTCTCCCTCCACTGTGTTCGCTGGCATCGGCGGTAACATGGGTGAAGGCATAGGCGTGGGCTTTATGAAGGCGATGTCCGGCGTAGAAAAGGACATGAAAAAGGCCATCCCCACCGACTTCGGTATCACCGCAAGTTTCGCGGGACTGGAACCCGCCTACGCGGGAACTCCCTTCGTGACCTACAACCATACAGGCACAATCCGGGTGGAGGGCGTAAGTTCCTCTGGTGAAATGACCTCGGTTGTGGATATCATCATAGACAGGCTCAGACAGGAGGTGCGTGTATGAGTTATCTGAAAAATACTGAGACAAATGAAATCATCACGCACTTTGTATCTTTCAGGAAAACACAGGAGGTCATCCGCACGGTGCAGACCGCCCTTGACGGCACGGAATATCTGACCCGTTTCGGCACCCCGACCGTACATTATGAGTTGACGCTCTATGTGAACGAAGCTGGGAAAGCCCTGCTCATGAGCGTTGAAGACGGCGTTCCGCTGCTTGAATGTTCTGTTAGACAGGGCATTTTCACCGGGCGGATCATTGAACTCGGCGGCTTTGACTATCAGGCGGCGGGATGGTACAAGGTCACAGCCACTCTTGCGGCGGTAAGCGAGGTGAGCAACCCATGAGAAGCATTCCCGTTGCATTAAAAGAAAAACTCGCTAACCGCTTCAAGGTGGATAGCACGAACAGCATGGCAAAGCTGCGCGTGGTGGCGACACAAACTTCAGTCAACTCGCTGCTCTCAGAGCCGATTCACGAGGATATCGCTCCGGCTTTCGGGGATGTGGCCGTCCGGCAGATGGCGGGCGACAAAGACCTCGCCCTTGCTTATGCCATCTGCCTTGATGACGGTATCGCCAAGATTTACAAGCGCAAGTTCCCGGCGGG